GAGATCCTTTTGATGCTGCTTATACATCTCTTTCTGATCAAGCATCTGATTAAGATTATCTTTTTCAGCGGTATAAACTTCACTACCAATCGCACCGTAAGATGCTCCCGCGTCCTCCATTTCTTTCAACAAATCTTTTTGTAGCTTGAGACGCAAGTTCATGCCTGAGACATTATTTTCGGCCCGTTTGATCGCCAGTCCAAATTCTTTTTGTTTTTCTATTCCATCTTCCATTCCTGTGAGTTCATTCATCTCTTGGATGTTTTGTGTTTCCCATGACTTCATCCACTCTTTGTCAAGGCGGTCTCTTTCTTTCTGAGCGGCTTTCAATTCTCCGTAACCCGCAAGGGCTCTACCAATGGCAACAGCTACAGCTATTATCGCAGCGGCAGCTGCTAATACCGCCAAGACAGGCATGGCAGCCATAGCCATGTTTAATGCCCATTGAGCTATTGTTGCAAGTTTAGATGTACCACCATATAGTGCGAGGGCGATAGTTGCTTTTGTATAGCCTATCTGAATCGCAGCCATCATACCTACCAAAGTACCCAGTGCAATTAATGTGGGTCCCAGTATTGCCATAAATGTGATAAACCCAAGAACTAGATTCTGAACCCAATCATCCCAACTTCTCCACCATTCAATCAGGGATTCTATTTCACCAGCCATGTGTTGCACAAACGGAATAAACTTTTCACCTATCTCTGCTGAAACATTCTTAATGGAATTCCAAGTAGTCTGCATCTGAGCTTCAAAAGCCTCTAACTGATTGACCACAACATCGTTTGTAGTCCCTGCAGAATTTCTTAATGCTTCCTCATTATCTCTAATAGCTTCCGAGAAACCAAGCAAAGGCATGATCGCTTGTTGAACTCTGGCCTCGAATCCTAGAGTTGCTAATTTAATCCGAACCATCTCAGGGGATAATCCAGCCATCACCTGTTCCAGATTCTGGATAATATCCGCCATATTTCTCATTTCACCATTGGCATCGAATACATCAAAACCTGCTTCTTTGAATGCAGCGGCATTCTTCATTGATGCATCAGATAGCAATCTAAGAACACGGTCAAGATTATTACCAGCAAGTTCTGCTTTAATACCTTGATCGGCATATACAGCTAGAACGGCGACACCTTCTTCAATATCTTTATTGAAGCTCCTAAGTGAAGCCCCTGCCTTCGATGTAAGAGCTGTACTGAACTGTTCGACGGTAGCGTTGGCTAATGTGTTTGCCTTCACTAGCACGTCAGACACACGTACTAAAGCAGCGGTCTTCATAGCTGTTGTGCCTATGGACATTCCCAAGGCACTTTGAGCGTCTGTTAACAAGTCGGTCGCTGTCGCCATATCGAATTGGCCAGCGATTGCAAATTGGTTAACATGTGAAAGTGATCTTATTGATTCTTCGGCATCCATACCAGCAGAAGCAAGGAAGAAATAAGCCTCAGCTGCTTTCGTGGCTGAGGTTGGTGTTTCTTCAGATATTTGTTTGGCTGTGGCAGCCATCCGATTTCTAAGCTCATCGGTCATATCGCCCATAATAGCAGTGGACGTTGTCATGGCCTTGTCGAAGTTTGAAAAGGCTTTAATTCCGGCTGTGACTCCAGCGATAACTGGTAAGGTGATAAACATAGTCATCTTCTTACCTAGCCGAGCCATTGACTCGCCTGTTGCTTTCATCCTCCTTTGCGTAGTAGTAGCAAAGTCGTTGACTGAACCTTTTGCATCCTGAAGCTCCTTTTTAAGGGAGCTTGTATCAGCTGCAATTTTTATTAAAAGTCCTTCAATATCAGCAGTAGCCATTAATCTTCACCCAGAACTTCCGAATCCAAACCCACAAAAGACAACCAGTTTAACTTCTGGTTCTTGACTTCTTCTAGGTCTTCCGCTGTCTTTCCTGCTTCTTGGAATTTCAGAAGGAAGTCCTCGACTTTGACTTTGTTTGGATTCTTGACTATAGTTCTCCGAACTTCGGAGGCGACCATAGCGAACAAATAATCCTCACGATGAAAACGGTTGTGCTCATCTCGCATGTATATCTTCCACAAGACGAACTCTTTGCTGGAGACACGTGACTGACACTCCCGAAGAGTCATCCCTAACTTTTCGGCTAGCATCAGCCACCATATTGTCTCTCCAGCCTCTAATCGTTTCCCGCTTCTTCTTCTGCCTCATCATCTAATGCCGATAAGTCTTTGGCTGCCTTAAACAGGCTTTCAACTACTCTGGACGGCCATTTCTGGATGGAGCCGATTGGAACGGTCGATTCTTTTCCGTTATCATCAACTTTGAATAAACAAGAGTGTAAAAGGTTAGCCTGTAGGCCTTCAAAACTGGATACGATTTGTTTCCCATCTTCATCGGTCTTCATTCTTTTTCCGATAAAAGAAATGTATTGGTCCCTTGCGTTTCCAGTCATCTCTTTTAACACGTACTTTTGAACTTTACCAGTTTCTGGTGATTCCAATTCCACTGGGATCGAATCCAAATCCAAATTGAATTTTAGAACTTCATGTTCACTCATATTTAGGTCTCCTTAAAACTAAAGTTAGGCAGAAGTATAAACAGGTGCCGTTTCCGAACCGCCTGTTGTTCCCGCCCCGTCTTGATTCGTAACAACTATTGTTACTTCAACTGTTGGTAATTCACCAGGAGTTAATTCACCTGGAGTAAAGGAATCAATGTATCCATAGAATACCAAAGTTGATGTGTCTGGGAATGTTACAGTAATTGACTGATTAACATTCACTTTACCTATACCTGTGGTATTATACTCAGCAGGGTCATAGATTGCTGTAAAGCTGACTTCACCGAGGTCTTTCAACTTCTTGGGAGCCTTAGTTCTATAACTGCCATTTCGGTGAGTGGTGACATCTAAAGAGCCACCTCCAACAACTGCAGGCGGAGAGATACTCACCTCCTGCAAGGTAGCTCCACCATAAGAGATTGATGCTCCCTTACCGTCCATTGTAATGTTTGATAAATCTTGAGACATAAAAGTCCCTCCTATACACTATTGTCGATGACTGAAAAAAGTCCGTTTATACTAAATGTTTGTCGTCTCCTGTTATCGTCCTCTTGACCTAATGCCAATTCTGAGGACCTTCTAAAGAACCTCATTTGATATGTTATTGAGTCATGAGTCTGCGATGTATATTTTATAGAATCCAACGCATCCAAGGTAGCCTTCATTTTACTAAAGCCGCTAGGGTAGTCGTTGTCTCTTATCAGAATTTGGATACCGTACTCAAGATAGACCTGTCCGTTTCTGGTCCACTCTGCATCGTACTGAGGGGTTGTATCTATCACTGCTATTGCTTTGTCTTTTACGTTATCTCCGTCCGGGAGCAAGCTCACAAAAATAGGATAGTCGGAGCTACTTGTCGTCGGATCAACTCCCACGGATTGTGCTATTAAATAATCCCTAAGGATTATCGAAGGCGGGTGGGCGATATTATAAATGGGTGGTAATGTTGTCATTATTTCCTAGCCGAGTTTAATACAGTCCAAATTCTCCTCAGAATTTCTTTCCTGTTTTCACGATAAGCATTTTCTAGAAATTTGGGTTCTCCGTTGTCCCAATATGTTCCTCTTCTTTGCTTTCCTTTTTTATTTATTCCGTGCCTTCGTTTACCTTTACCTGGTTGTCTTACATTTTCATGAACAGCAACTGCATAATCCATATGGTAAGAGACTGTTCCGAATGTTTTCCATCCCGTCCCGTGTGATCTGTATCTCGCAGAGTTCTTCAAAGCACCAGTATCAACCGGAGTTCTTTTCATCGCTTCCCTCTTTAAGAACATACCAGCGTGGTGAATCCCTCTCCTCCACGCTTGTCCATAACTAGGATACATCCTTCTGAACTTTTCATTCAGTTCTTTAAGGCCCTCCAGTTTAATTTCTATGTGCATACCTTTGGATTTTTTACTCATAGAATTGCTGTCCTTAGAAATTCTGAAGCCTTCAGATTAGGTAACTTTTCAAATTTCTTAATCTCATAAGCGTCCTTATCTAATTCTGGATCGGCGGGTTTTGAAGCCAAGACACCTAACCATAAATATCCCCCAAGCTCTACATCTTGGGAGGTATAAACTATGGCATTACTGGTCTGTTCTTCCCCTATAGCGGAAAGAAACTGCTCGTGAGTATCTTCCCATCGGCAAGTTATCTCTACGGCAGTCCCTTGTGTGGGACGACCATAGGCATCTACCGATCCAGGCGGCCAATATACGGCCGTCTGTTTCCTCATCTTTGTAATAATACCCATCTTAAGGACTCGCTGTCGTTGTAGAACCTAGCCAGAGTATTTGGATACCGACTCCCTTGCCCTTATTCAGTCGTGCAAGTGCGCCATTAGTATCAAGCATCATAGCTTGTTGTCCGTAGGTAGTTACTGCAAAGTTCAGATCCACTTTCTCTTGGTAGGAAACACCAACAGAGCCAGCCCTTTCAGACTTGGCTCTTGGGTCTCTTATCGCATAAAAGTGAGCTGCTAACCATCTCTCAATAAGCTCAAGTCTTGTGACTGTATAGGCAGTCGAAGGACCTTGAGTACCAGTACAAAGTTCTGTCACTAATTCATTAGCGGTATTAATAAATGGATCAAGATCGGAGTCTGCAGGAACAATGGAAGAATCAACTTCAATTATTGCTTTAACATTTGTTGCATTAGTCCGAGACATATCCATTTACCTTTAATAATATTTGTGTGATTATTGTCCACCGAACGTATCTGAAACAAACGCAGGGACTTCACGTTTAGTTAGTCCCTTTTCATTTAATTCAACGCCATCAGAAATAACAAAATACTTCCGTTTGCGTTTTACTACTTGAACGTCATGTGATAATTCAAAGTCATTGGTGACATCATTATCAACGGGTTCTTTATCTGCTTTGGGTTCTTCAGCTTTTGGTGCTTCAGTTTGGCCATGTACGACCTCGAATTTAGGACCGAAAACCTCAACAAGATTAATTTCGGATTCAATAATATCTCCAGCAGTATAAGACCGTTCTAGGTCTGCGTGGGATCCAGTTACTATTTTGAACTTCATCTTTTCGTCTCCAGAATAAAAAAGAAATAGGACGGGGAGTTTTCAAGGCACTCCCCGTCCCATCTCATATCGACTAGGCGTGGGTACCGTGAACGATTCCAGTGTTACCATTGAAATCTTTTCGCAGTTGTGGAATCATAATTCCCATAACTTTGAAGTGTAGTTCCATACCGCCTTTGGTTTCCCATTGAACAGTAGTGATATCCATTCCGATTACTTCTCGGACAACATCGGAAGACTTCTGTACCAACAGCAATGTGTTAGCAGGTAGGAAGTCCAATGTCTTCGGACGGTCAATACCTTCGATAGCTCCAATACGGTCACGAAGGGTATTGTCACCCTTTGCTACTTCATAATCTTCATCCATATACTGGTCCCAACTTGTGGAGCAGTAGCAGAACCAAGGACCGTAGTGTTTAGCTGCCTGGCTCTGAGATTTCATAGCCAAGATTTCAGACACAGTAGTCTTATGGTTAGTGGTTGAAGGAGCCGTCATAGTCTTAGTCAGACGACTTGGGAAGTTAGTGTAACCGTAAATGGTTCCACCACCGTAACTGTAGGAGTCGCTGACTCCAAGAAGAAGATTTTCAGCTTCTTCAGCTACCTTACGACCAGCAAGTTCAGCAATGGTTGTGTCGAGTGGGCTTCCGCCGTTTCGACTTGCCAAAACTTCTCGTGCTGAGAATCGGAAATCCTTGTGGATGATAGGCAGAGGAAGACTATTCAAATCGTATTCTGGTCGGTCGCCAGCAGATTCGTTTAAGCCGTCCATCGAAACAGCAGCGGCAGAAATGTCGCTCTGGTTCTGATACTGAAGAACAGTCTTGCCCATTCCATTTGGAATATTATATTGAAGACCGTTTGCACGAAGATCAGCTACTGCTGCCAATCGTGACTTAGCGGCTTTCACTACAACGTCATCCAAAGAGATCCACTCATCCTTGCGGAGAGTAGCTGGTGCATTGGTGATCAAGGACTTAGCTTGTCCACCTTGGTTAATAGTTACATATGATTTTCCGTCGTCTCCAATGTATGGACGAAGGACGTGTGGGTCAAAGTTATTCGCCATCAAAGTTGATGCGACATCGCCGTGACTTACACCGTTATGAATAAAATCTGACATTTAGATTTTCTCCCAGTGGTTAATATTAGAGAACGACAACTTTGCAAAGACCGTTTGACCCACTAGGGCTAACAGCTTCCAAAGCCTGAACTTGATAAGCGGTTTCACTTCCAGCAGCCTCGATAAAGAGACCACTTCCACCACCCTCGACACATAACTTGTCAGCGATGGCAATTGCTTGTCCATCTTTAACAAGAACCTGAAGTTGATCACCAGCTACTGCTGAATATGCCTGTGCTTTGTCGCTTGCGGCATAAGCATCATCAACAGTTTTACCTTGAAGACCATCTTCAATCAGAATCTTCTGTAGTCCCTGTTTCAGTGCTTCTGCTTGAGCAGATTGCACCTGATCATAATTTCCGTCTGCGGCGAGTTCAATAGCCATTCCTGGCGATGCGATTTCATCAAGAGTCACTTCATCGAAGTGATTGCCGCCCTTGAGTACAATGGTATTTACAGCCATTATTATTTCTCCTAAAAAGAAATTAGTAAAAAGTTAATTACTCACCCCAGTTAATTGTAGGAATAAGCAAAGGTGCTTCTTCAGAAGAATTAGCTACTGGAGCTACGGACGAACCGATGGCTCCTGCATAATTCGCAGAAGGTTTAACTTCGCTGTTTTCTACAACTTCTTGAGATGCAAGTGCGGCCAAGGCCTTTAACTCAGAAATTGGTTTCGTATTTAATTGATCTGAACTGAAAGTGTTTCTTTCATTTCCGACCACAACATCAATCAGTGCCTGACGGTCACGATTGTGAGACTCTAATCCGGATTGAAGCATGTCACGAATCTCCGGAGGAGCATTAGCAACATAATCTTCTACAGTGTATTCCTCATTAGCAACGGCTGCTTCAGCTTCTTCAGCTTCAGCTACTTCTTCCGATACTTCTTCAACAGTTTCTTCTTCAGCGTCTGCTTCAGCCACTTCTTCGGCTTTAACTTCTTCTTCGGAATCTTCATTTTCAACTGGTTGAAGTTTGGCGAGAAACTCTTCACCTAAACCCAGCAGAGTGTCACGGTCATCGTCAGCAAAGGCTGTTGCATCATTATCAATGATAGCATCAACCAATTCATCTATATGAGACATAGTGTCTGCTCCTAGTAAAGTTCGGGAATCGGTAGAATCGTTGTCTGTGACTTCTGCACAAGTCTCCGAATCTATTATGAAATTCCCTTCATTAAAAAAACAATCGACTTTGTACAAACCGCCTTTAGAATTAAAAGCAATTTGAGAAGTCACAACATTCTGTATTTCAGCGTCAGAACCGAAGTTCTCTTGGAGCTGATATTCTATCGAGGTCTTCTGACTTTGATTTAGCTGAAGAAGTCCAGCTCCATCTTCGATAGAACACGCACCGATTTTATCTGGTAGTAATGCTAGGTGATCCGGCCTATAGTTTCTGGCGATATACTTGTAGTTCTTTCCATTCCACTCGCCGTCAATCAATTCATTATCTGTGAATAAACCTGTAGATAACTCCATGACTTCACCGGAGGAGAGTGCCTCGGCAATACGTGGATCAACTTCCTGGATACGTTCTTTTTCCAACCATGCCTCGGCACGTAGTTTCCCCGTTTTCTTATCGAAGTAGGTATTCATAATGACTCCTACTTTTCGATTAGTGATGACATCAGGATCGCAAGCCGATACACCTAGTCCATTCATAGTGGGGTGATAGACAACTACTGGTTTATGATTCCAGACCTCGGGGGTCTTAGATAATTCTGAACGTGGATAATAAAGAGGGCCGTTGGACCCATTGTGAACTCCTTCGGTAATCATAACCATGGGAGCCACAAGATATTCTCGGCCTTCCATCGTATCAAATCGAACCGATGAGGCCATATTAAAAGTGACGTTTTGTAAACTCATATTATGTCCGTAATGCAAAAATTTACTTCAGCTTTTTATTATCTAAAAATGCTGGCTCTATGTTAACCTCATTTTGACTTCTTTTTATTCCAAAATAAAACATGAAGCCAATACTTCACAAGACCTACTGGCTTGTATCCATTATCAATAATCAGTTGACTGATTTTGAAAGTATCTTCTGTGAAGGGGCATCTCAATAAGAATCTTTTAGGCTGTCCGGGTTTTATGAATCTAAGTCGTAACATTATGTGAATAATCCTTTCACTTTATCAAGTAGTCCTCCGCCACCTAAGCCTCCTAGCTTAGTAATGGCATACACAACGCCAATAAGAATAACGACCCATTTAAGTAGGGAAGCCAGAGCATTTCTTTTGGCGGCAGTAGCATAGGCTTTTTCGGTTTTAGCTTCTTGCTTTTGAACCTTACCGTCTACCTTGGTCTCACGCTTATCGGTTTTATAATCCCATTTGGATTCTTTTTTATCCACTCGCTCATCGACCTTCTGATTAGGTTCTGGATCGGAGTACTGACCGTCATCTCTATATTTTTTACGCCTACCGAACGGCATTAGTTCTGGACCTTATTCGGGTTGATAGGGCGATAACTATCTCCAATCACCAAACCGATTACGACTCCCGCCAACTGATAGGCTTGATCTGTCGTTATCCATCCGGAGTCTTGGCCAATCGTAACCATAAAGGCAGTAATAGCGGAGGCAAGAAGTCTTTTACTGCCCGCTGAGTTCCACCAATCTATGATTCCAGTTTTTGCTTTTTCAAGAATGGTCTTGGTCATCTGCATTCCTTTTCTAAAGTTTTGATCCGCTTATCGTGATCGGTTAAAATGTGTTGATAGCTGATCATGTTATCTGAAATGGTTTTTGTCGTTGCTTTAATGTCTTGTACGTCCCGTGATGTTTGTGTACAGCTCATACTCAATCGAGATAGCCACCAAACACCAGCACATAAAGAGGCGATTCCGCCCAAGATAGCAACAACCAAAGATGTTACGTCACTCATGCCTATTCTTTAATCATATCTGGAAGATAAGGTTTGTTTTCATTTATTCGTTTAATAATAACCAATCAATAAGAATTTGTCGTATGAATTTACCTCCATTTATTTCTTTATTATTTTCAAAAAATGAAGATTTAGGGGTTTCACGTGACGATAATTATGATAGGATTAAAGAGTCAAGTTAATAGTTCTTACCAACAAGGATCAATCAGATGAATCATCCAACTAAACAAGACTTCAAAAATTTAGAAAGCTTTGTTAAAGGTGTATTCAACACCACTCCAGTAACAGAATACAACAAAGATGCTTTTGCTCCTTTCAGCGGTCAAGTAGCACGAATCGGCTGGAACGTAAACGATGAAGAAGTTCATCTTCAAGTACTTGTTTTTGATGACGGCACTTACTCGCTGGTTCGCATAACTCCTAACGGACGAGAAGAATCAGAACGCAAAGCCAATCCTTTTAACTTGTTCCTAACCGTATACGCAGCAGAAGAATGGAACTGCTGGTTCAAAGATCAAGCACGACAAGTGGAAATGATAGCCAATCACGACCGCATACGTCAAGCAAATCTTCGCAATCGTTTCAATGCTTAATTCAAAATCTTAATCTTAATCACAAGGATCAATCAAATGTTATCGCAAAAAGAATTATGGGAACAAAGAGTAGAACTCAGACAAAGGGCAGCCCAGATGTTCGACTGGTCTAGGCAGTTCTACCATGACAGCGGTCTGGAAAACAACATAGACTTATGGTCGCTGGCTAATAAGCTAGGAGAAAAGCTGAATGAGACCGTAGCAACCTTAGAGTTTTTGGAAGAAGCAGGGGAGCTGCCTAGCTAATGTTTGAGCTTCAATACAAAATCGACTATTGCCATATTGTCACTGAACTATTCGATGACATCGCAGATGCTATCGAAAAAGGGAATCAGCTTTTCCTTGACGGCAAGAACCCCATCATCTGGCATGGGGGTCTCGCCGTCGCTGATACGATGACCTTTCAGCAACCTAGAAATAGGGTACCGACTTGGTTCTTCACGAAGAGTTGGAGAAAGAAGTTTCCAAAAAGAGCCAGATGACCTATTCTCCGATTATTACTATCTGGTAAGTGCAGCTATCGGCACCACTAGTATTGGCAACCTTAATGACATCAGCCGTACTTGCCGTAACGGCGTAACCAGCGACAGTAGGATTCCAGAACGCTATCATCCCGGCACCTGCCACCTTAACTTTATCAGTAGCACTTCCGAAGATACTTGAGAAGGCATTAGTTGCTCCGCCGACTTCTAATACCGGAGCAGCAGACGATAGTTCTTTATTGATTATGAATAGTCCTCTCACAATCGTAAAGGTGAGAACATCTCCAAACGCATCTTCAAGAACTCCAGCCAGATCAAACTCTTCATTAGAGGAATGTGCGAGTGTCCGGATATCGTGATAAATCTTACTAGCAACATCAGCAGTGCCAGTACCATTCGTCAGATTATCTGTAATCAATAAAGTGTTGTTATCTTTGATAGACGGAGCATCGGCTACCGCACTATCTGGAGTATTGACATACTCCCATATCGTCCGAAAGTTAAAATCGGCCTTAAATGTTTTAGCCATTGTGCTATTTCCTTAATAAATTTCTATTATAAAAAACGCCAGTACCCAAACCCCGCATCTCTGCGCCCACCCATCACTGGCGTACCCCGTGTCGTGGAGAACCCCTTAACCACGTTCACGAGGATTTATATTGTTTGATTCTAATCAATCATCTTTTATTTCTGTATCTGAATTACAGCAACTACAGTTTTTACAGCAGTTACAGTTTGAACATTCTTCTTTCATAAAATCGAATAATAACTGACGCATGGATCGTCTCCTTACTTAGGTCTTAAAAATGGTAAACTAGAACCCGCCCAGGAAGAAGACTCTACTGCTTCTGCGAAGGAGGATCCTTTAGGGGATGTTTTCTTTATTGATGTCCGAATGGCTCCCTCTATCTCTTGTTTTCTTGTCTTAGAGCCTTTTTCAGGGAACATAGGATCATACGGTAAAAATGCGCAGCGACAGTTAGGGTGTCTAGGTATTAGACCTCGGGCTTCTGATACTTTTAAGACAACGCCCTCTAATGAATTACATGCTTCACATACTCTATCGTCACCAGCAGTAGACCACTCGGCCATTATGGTAACGTCATCCTTTCCAACTATCTCAAAAGTATCTAATTGGCCTTCAGCATAGGCATGAATAATCTCTGTTCTGGCTATCGTTCGTGCTCTCCTCTTGGTCATGGTAACGACAGTCTTTTCCAATTCCCTTGCTATCACGTACGGACTTCTTCCATGTATTAGCCCGTCTGCCAGTATTCGTGCCATCTGCTGTTCCATAGCGGCCGTTACTCCCTCTAACTGCTGGAAGCATCTGGTGGCTAATATCTGTATCTGATTCGTTGCTATCGGTGCCGCAAAAGCAGACTGTAGAAAAGCTGCTTGAGAACCTCCAAGACCACTCGCCTGTGCCGATAGCCCATAAATATCCGTATATGTTCGGAGCATTGCTTTCTTATAGGATGATTCGATATAGGGGGCACACCACGGCTCTCCCTCAAAGCCTGTCGGTACTTGGATAATTCCCGCTTCTGCTTGTTGTTTCATCCACTTCTGAAAAGCAGTAAGCTGGGCTGATGGGCTTTGAGCTGCTACGATTGGTCCAGCGTCTGCTATGAAATTAGGATCATAAGCAATACCTAAAATGGATTCTATTTCTGATGGCCGAGGAGTCTGTAAACCATAAGACTCAAAGAAGAAGGCAGGGGCATTAGCAGTAAAGGGATTGGATCTTTTTATCCCGAAGACATCTAGGTCGCCGACCACATATCGAATAGCCCGTTTGAGCTGAGCCATTCTCTTATTTACTTCACGAACGAAAGAGTTGCGAAGGGAGGTCGTGCGTGTCGGATCCATTCTCAATGGATTCTTACTTGCTCTTTTTTGGTTTAGAGCAAGGCCAGTCTGGCAACTACTCTGACAGCGACATTGATGGTGATGGCGGTGTTTCTTCATCGATCCCAAATTCCCTTAGAGCATTTCTGGCTATCTGTTTAACGTCCCTTAATGATTCTTGAATAAGCTCATCTCTAGGGATACCGTGAGTTGTTTTATAGACCAATACTGAATACATCTTTGTGATTAGAGCATCTCTGGAACCAGTCATTTTTTGTAGTTCCTGTATCAGCATATGATTGTCTTGACAACCGTAATAGTTATCCGCCTCATCGTATTTAATAATGGAGCATCCTATTAGCTTACCGCAAGAGTTGCATAT